CCGGCCGACAGAAGAACAGTGCACTAACCCGTGAAGCCATCGCAGCGATGTCTCATGAAGAGCGTCAATCCCGGATGGATGAAATCACCAAGTGGATGCAGAACGGGTACCGGTAAGAACTCAATTTCCTTCCTGAAAGGCATTGAAAGATGGCTCTGGATAACTTTATTCCTGAGATCTGGTCCACCCAGCTCCTCACGAACCTCCACAATGACTTAGTATTCGGTCGCGTGTTTAACACCGACTACCAGGGCGAAATCGCCCAGGCCGGTGACACGGTCCGTATCCACTCCGTTGGCCCGGTCTCCGTGTCCAACTACACCAAGAACAACGACCACGCGGCCCCCGAGGCTCTGGACGACTCTGAGGTTGTCCTGAACATCACTGAGTCCAAGATGTTCAACTTCCAGGTTGACAACGTGGACCGGGTTCAGCAGTCTCCGAAGATGATGGCCGCAGCGATGCGAGAGGCCGCGTTCGGTCTGGCCAACGTCGCTGACTCCTTCCTCGCCACCACCCTGAACGCGGGTACCCCCGCTGCCAACACCCTGACCGACGTTACCGCCAACTCCAGCTCTACCTGGGGTGCGCTGTACGAGGCCTTCGTGGACCTCGGCGTCGTTCTCGATGAGAACAACTGCCCTGTCGAGGGTCGGTACGCCGTTCTCTCCCCGCGCGTCTATGGCGTTCTGCTGAAGGACCCGCGCTTCGTCAGCTTCGGTACGAACGAGAACCGTGGCACCATCTCGAACCGCTCCGTCGGCACCATCAACCAGTTCGAGATCCTGGTCTCCAACAAGGTTCCGGCCGGTGACGGTACCAACCCGCAGGTTCTCGCGGGCCACGTCTGGGCAGCCACGTACGCCCAGCAGATCTCTCAGGTCAAGGCGTACGAGCCCGAGAAGCGCTTCGCCGACGCCGTCAAGGGTCTTCACCTGTACGGTGCCAAGATCGTTCGTCCGTCCCTGCTCGCCAAGGTTGAGGTCGACGTCTAATGCTGATCTACAAGGTGTCCCTCTCTGCCGGGACGGCTCAGGACGTGTTCCAGGGTAACGGTTACGCAGGGGCTTACGAGATTCGGATAAGGCCTAGTTCCGCCACAAACGTGAAGCTAGGTACTGCCAGCTCCGCCCCTAGTGACCCCTGGGTTTTCCCGTCCGTTGCTGAGTACGTTTTCGAAGTCAAGGACACTCCGGTATACCTCTACAACGTAGGTGGGTCTGCCGAATCAGCACACGTCATCGTCACTAAGAAGCACTGATAGAAAGGCTCTACCATGGCTGACACCGCCGTTGCGCTTTCCGCGCTGTCCCTCAACTCACTGAACGCTGACCCTGCTGGCACTTCCGTGTCCAGCGGTAACGTCGCGGTCATTACCCCCGTCAAGGCCCGTAAGGTCCTGATTCGTGTTGTCGGTACGACCGGCACCACGGCCACCATTGCGGCAGGCGACAACCCGCCTTCCCAGAGTGCGATCTACGGCGACTCTGCGGCTCACGCCGTGGGTGCTGCCACCAAGTGGTTCGTTCTGGAGCCCGCTCGGTACCTTCAGGACGACGGCACGTACCGGATCACGATCGGCGCCGCCGCCGCGACCGTTACCGCTTTCGCCCTGCCGGACGCGCTGTAATCAGTTAGCGACACCCTTAATCTGGTGGGAGTCGGAGTTTCCACCCTCGGCTCCGACTCCCACCTCTTTTTGTACCCGAAAGGAGGCAAGTCATGGCCGTACGCGAAGACATGGGGTATCTGATTCAATATGTTCGCACCCTTGTAGATGATCATGACGAGGACCCCGGTGGCCCGTACTTCACCGACCAAGACATTCAGGACCGGTTGGACCTGACCCGTAAGTCCTTCTACACCCACCGACTTGACGCCAAGGAGACGTTGGTGGCCGGGGGTACGTTCGAGTACCACGACTACCACGCCGCCCGCCCGTTCTGGGAGTCTGACGCCGTTCTCCAGAAGAGTGACGGCACCACGCTTACCCCGGACACATCTGACTGGCTGACGGGCCATTGGCACTTCACCGCAGACCAGTTGACCGGCGATGTCTACATCACCGGCAAGGCGTACGACGTCTACGGTGCTTGCGCGGGCCTGCTGTCCAATCTGATCAGCCGCCTCCGCAAGGAGTTCAACTTCACGGCTGACGGTATGACAATCCAGCGCATCACTCAGGTGGAAGACCTGAACCGGTCGGCAGACATGTACCGTCGCATGTCTTGGGGTCTCAGCAACGGCAGTCAGCTCAAGCTGTACCGCTCAGATATTCAGGGGTAAGTCATGGGTTCGTACCGGCTTATAAGCGATCGGGACTTGGCTTTCATGCGACGGGTCCAAGAGGACAACCTCTTTGACAACGTGTTAGTGGAGCGCCCCACGCGAAGCAACACAGGGTTCGGGGGCTGGACTACTACGTGGGCCACGGTTGCCACGTACAAGGGCCGGTTCTGGATCTCGTCAGGCCCTAGTGGAACGTCCCAGGAAACTCACTACTGGGGTGACAAGGAAACGGACAACACGGTCGGCTTTATCACCCTGAAGTGGGACGCTGACGTACGTCTGAAGGACCGCGTCACCTGGACGGACACCGAGACAGGTACGGTGCGGCAGTTCTTCATCACAGGTATCCAGACCCGCGACACTTTTGTGACCGCTACCCGGGTCCGGGTAGAAAGTCTGAGGCCGGACGATGAGTGAAGACGTTAGCATCCACGTAACCAAGAACCACATCCCCCAAGTTATCGAAGCCATTCAGACGCACGACGACAACTGCGTGAAAGGTTTCGCGGAGGCTGTGAAGGAAAAGGCTCAGGCCAAGGCCCCCGTGAGGACCGGCCGCCTCCGTGAAGGCATCCAAGTCAACGGCAGCGACGCCCATTACGAGGTGAGTGCTTCCAGTATAGATGGTGGAGCCGACCGGGAATACGCCGCGTATAACGAGTACGGAACCCGCCGTATGCACGCCCAGCCATTCATGAAGCCGGGATATGAAGAGGCCAAGGCCGCAGACCTACCGGCCAAACTCGCGGAATACGTAGCAGCCATCGAGAGGGCGGCATCCTAATGGCATCTAAACTGGACGAAGCCGTCAAGCAGTGCATCACCCGGCTAAATGGCGATGCCGCCATGAATTCACTTGGGTGGTCCGATAACAACGTATACTGGTATCACCCACCTAAAGGTACCTCTTACCCCTGTATTGTTCTCCAGAAGCAGACAGATGGTAAGACCTACCATATGAAGGGTCTGGCTTTCCGCCGCCATTGGGTTGTATTCAAAGTGGTGGACGGTGGCGAGGCAACCAACGGTATGGACGGCGGTGTCCGGGCGCGGGCACTGGCGGAGAGGGTCGAGGACTTGTTGAACGGCTTCCGACCCAGTATCCCTTCCGGATACGTAATGCAAATCGAGACAGACTCTGGCTTCGAATACCCTGAGGCTGAGGTCGGGAACAAGTTCTGGTACCACGTCGGTAGTACCTTCACCTTCTGGATTGGAGAATAGCAATGTCTTTCAGTGCTGGGTATCACACCCGGATCTGGTTCGATGGTTTAGCGGCTACTGGCTACTTAGAGAACGTGGACGCGGACGGCAACGTTCAGGCCATCGACGTTACTACCCTGATGAACACCGCCAAGACTTTCATCCCGGGCCTTGAGGACTCGAAGATAAAGATGAAGGGCTTCTACAACGCGGAGACCACGAACGACCAGTTGACGTTTGACTACTGGTTGGACTCCCGCAAGCGGACCATCTTCCCCATCACCTACTACCCCCAGGGTGGCGGCACTCTGGGTGACCCGGCCTACATTCTGTACGGCCTGCTCACCTCCTACACCATTGACTCAGTGGTCAAGGATGCCGTCTCCATCAAGAACGAGTTCATGACCAACAAGGGCCTGCTGGCTGCCAAGGTTTTGTTCCCGCTGGCTGCGGAAAGCACGTCCAACGCTGGGTCTACGTCTCTGGATAACGCTGCGGCTTCCACCAAGGGTGGCTCGGCCGTAATCAACGTCCAGGCGGCTTCCGGAACCACCCCGTCATTGACCGTCAAACTTCAGCACTCCACCGACAACTCGACCTGGAGTGATGTCTCCGGAGGGTCTTTCGGGGCACTCAATACCGTGAGCGCGAAGTTCATCGAGTTCACGGGTACCGTAAACCGGTACCTGCGAATTGTAAGCACGATAACGGGTACTACCCCGTCGTTCACTTACAACGTAGCTGTTCATCGAAACTAAGCAATTCTGATATACTACTTGATGCGCCTAAGCTCATCTGAAAGGAACTTCTGATGACGTTCTACCACGGTATTGTCTCCACCTTAGAGATTGACCCCGCAGGGGGTACGTCTTACACCGATGTCTCTCAGTACTTAGAGAACATCGACGAGGACGTCAACGTCCAGGCAATCGATGTCACAACCCTTGGCGACACCGCCAAGAACCACATCCCCGGCCTCGAAGACGGTAAGTTCAAGCTGAAGGGTTTCTTTGACCCGACCGTCGACGGTGTACTCGCTTCCTGCAAGCGCGTCATCGCGAGTTTCCGGTACCGCCCGGCTGGTGCGGGTACTGGTCTCCCCCAGTACACGGGACAGGTCATTCTGTCCTCATACACCATTGACTCTGTCGTCAAGGACGCGGTTTCCATCAAGGCCGAGTTCACCATTTCCGGCGGCACGACCCGTACGGTTCAGTCCTAATATCAGCATTTCACACAGAGGGTGAAAACTTATGTCAGAGAACTTTACAGAGCTTCCCAACATCCTGGATACCCCCGTTGACGAGCCGGTAGCCGCACCCAAGGTCGAGGAGGAGCTGCCCGAGGCGGACCTCGCAACCCTGCTGGGTGTAAACGACGCGGCCGAGGAGTGGTACCCGATCAAGGAGTGGGGCTTCAAGGTCAAGATCAAGTCCCTGAGCAAGGCCGACCAGATCCGCTGCCGGAAGATGGCTACCCGTCAGGGCAAGCTAGACGGTGACGCGTTGGAGGGCTACCTCCTCATGGCGGGTATCGTCAGCCCGCGTGTGAGCCCGGAACACTTAGCCCGTCTCCAGGGCAAGAACGTCGGCACCGTCAGCCGTCTGCTACGGCGGATTCTGGAGCTGTCCCACATGCTCGACGAGGACACCTCCGAGGCTGAGGCCGACTTTCCGGTGTAATTCCGATCTCCTGATGCTGTTCAAGACAGCGGAGGGGTTAGGTAAGACAGTCGATGAAGTCCTTACCGGTAAGCGTGGGCCGATGTCCACCACAGAGCACCGGTACTGGTTGGCCTATCTGGTAGTCAAACGAGAACTGGAACAAGGGGCGACAGACGACGCTACCAACGTTTCATCTCAAGATAGTGATAATGGAGAAAACCGCTTTGTGACCATGGGTCAGAAGAACCAGTAGATTGAGGAGCCCCCGCTATGGCAGAAGTTGCCCGGTTAACTATTCAGGTAGACGCTGATGTTGCAGGCGCTATCGCTGCGTTAACCCGTTTAGATGGAGTCATTGGGCGCATCGGGGGCTCCTCTTCTAATGCCCGTAACCACCTTCGCAGGATTGGTGACGACGGGGATGACGCCGGGCGCCGGGGTGAAGGCGGTCTACGCCGGATCAATGGCGCCCTGCGGACCCTCGGGGACGGTGCCCGAACGGCGGGAGGCGCGTTGTCGGGTGCGATGAACTCTCTCCAGAACATGAACGTAGGTAACGTCGCTCAGAGCCTAGGCCTGATCTCAGCGGCGTTACTTGGCATTGGCGCTGCGGCGGGCCCCCTGAGTGCGGGTGTTCTCGCCGGGTTGGGCGCGGCCTTTGTAGGGCTGGGCGCCTATGCCCTCAAGGGTGACAAGCAGGTACGACAGGCCTTCACCAACATGAAGCACACCATCGGTGACACGCTCAAGGAAGCGGCCAAGCCGATGAAGGGTGAGCTTATCCAAGGTATGAACAACATCGCGCAGAAGGCCAAGGAAATGGGCCCTGCGCTGAAGACGGCCTTCTCCGAGTCTGGCCACATGATCAAGCCCCTGACGGATGGTCTGATGGGCCTGGCCAAGAACGCCCTCCCCGGCATTAACAAGGCCCTGAAGAACATCAACGCCTCCGGGATGCTCAAGGACATGGTCAAGGGCTTCGATGAGATCGGCAAGGGTGTAGGTAAGTTCTTCGAAAACCTGTCCAAGAGCTCCAAGGAGGCCGGTAAGGCCTTCAACGTATTCGGAAAGTCTCTGGCTAAGTCCTTGGGGGAGCTTGGCCGGTTCCTGGCACGTCTGGCCAAGGACAAAGAAAACGTAAAGGCGATGCAAAATGCCTTCGAGCTATTGGACATAGCCCTGAAGGTGCTGCCGCCCGTTATCCATGTCCTGTCTACGGCCTTCAACATGTTCGTCAACATCCTGAAGGTGGGCGAGAAGATCGCCTCGAAGGTTACAGATTTCTTCAAGAAGGAATTCCCGAAGGCCCTTCATGTGGTCGGTGACGTCATGAAGAAGATTGCAGAGGGTGTGAAGAAGGGCTGGGATACGGTCAACAAGTTCTTCCAAGACTCGGGCAAGAAGATTGTCGACGGGGTAAAGAAGGGCTGGAACGCAGTCGTCAAATTCGTCACGGATACCATGAAGAAGATCGCAGACGGTGTCAAGAAGGGTTGGGACACCGTCAATAAGTTCTTCCAGGACTCCGGAAAGAAGATTACCGATGCCGTGAAAAAGGGCTGGGCTTTCGTCGTCAAGTTTGTCACGGACACCATGAAGAAGATTGGTGATGCCGTCAAGAAGGGCTGGGACGCGGTCAACAAGTTCTTCCAGGAGTCAGGTAAGAAGATTACCGACGCCGTTAAGAAGGGCTGGGCCTTTGTTGTCAAGTTCGTGACCGACACGATGAAGAAAATCGGGGATGCCGTAAAGAAGGGCTGGGATGCCGCAGTTAAGTTTACGAAGGATGTCGGTAAGAAGGTTGCGGACGCAGCCAAAAAGGGTTGGGACGTCATCGTAAAGTTCATCACTGACACGATGAAGAAGATCACTGACGGTATCAAGAAAGGCTGGGACACGGCAGTCAAGTTCACTAAGGACATTGGCAAGAAGATTGCCGATGCAGCCAAGAAGGGTTGGGACACGATTGTCAAGTTCGTGACCGACACCTTCAAGAAGATTACGGACGCGGTGAAAAAGGGCTGGGACACCGTAGTCAAGTTCACGACGGATGTCTTCAAGAAGATCGTGGCAGCCGAGAAAAAGGGCTGGGAGACCGTAATCAAGCTGACTTCTGACGCGGTGAAGAAGGTTGTCGACGCGGCTAAGAAGGGCTGGGACACGATCGTCAAATTCGTAACGGACATCCTCAAGAAGATCGCGGATGCCGTTAAGAAGGGTTGGGACAATGTCGTCAAGTTCACCCAGGACACCCTCAAGAAGGTAGTGGACGCCGTAAAGAAGGGTTGGGAGAACGCCCTCAAGACTACAACCGACATGCTCAAGAAGATCGTTGAGACCATCAAGAACAAGGCGAAGGACTTCCTTGACGCGGGCAAGGAACTGCTCACGAAGCTGGGGGATGGTCTTAAGAGCGGTGCCGAGAAGGTCTACAGCATTATCAAGGAACTGATCAAGAAGATCCTTGAGATCTTGAAGAACGCTGTAGGCGAGATGGTGAAGGCCGGTGCGGACCTGATGAAGGGTCTGGCCAAGGGTATCGCCGGGGCAGCGGGAGGCGTTCTGTCTAAGGTAAAGGACGTCGCTGGCAAGGTTGTTGGCGGTATCAAGAACTTCTTCGGTATCCACT